CAGCCCTCAGTCTCGACGGCGACGTAGCGGCTGTTGAGGCTCATGCCGTGCCAGGCGACGACCGAGCTGTCGACATACTGCTCGATCTGGCCGCCCTTGCCCGCCCAGAAGTGAGCGGAGACCTTCGCGGACGGGTTGTTGAACCATCCGTAAAGGCCGCCGTTGCCGCCCTGGTGGTGCAGCACGAGCCCGAGATTGGCTGACATCCGCCCGCCGTAGTTGACCGAGATCGGCCGCCAGGTGGCGCACGCGAACCGGGCCATCAGAACGGCAGCTCTGGGTCGGGCGCGGCGGGCTCGTCGCCGAGCTGCTCGTCGGCGGGCTGCTCGTCGTCGGCCTCGGGGTCCGGGCCTGCGCCCTCGTCGTGCAGCTCGCCGGGCTCGGGATCGTCGGCCTTGGTCGTGGGCTGGAATGGATCGCTCATCGGGATCTCCTTTCGGTTGGCTACCTTACGGCGGGCCGGGCGATATACCGCGACAGCCGGGAGCCCTGGAAGGTCAAGATCTGGGTCGCGTTGCTGACGTTCCACCGCGCGGTCGTGCCCACGACGAGATCAGCGCCCGGCGTGATCGTGGACAGCGACACGTTGCTCACGGCCCCGATGCTGGCGTTACCGGCGGTCCACGCCGCATTCGCGGGCCGGGGTGACATCAGGGCCTCGACCCAGTGGATGAGCTGCGAGGCCGACACGATCTGGTAGAACCCCCGGAGCGCCATCCCGATCGGGGCGCCCGAATTGAGGTTGCTGCCCATCAGGTCGATGTGGTTCGCGGTCATCGCGCCGTTGAACCGCTGCGCGACGAGACAGATCTGGCCGCCGTAGGTTCCGGCCCCTGCCGTGTGGACCTCAAACCAGCTACCGGGGATCAGCTCGGCGGCCGGGATGGTCCACACGCGGGTGATCATCTGCTGCGCGGTGGTCGTGCCCGCGAGCAGGTGCGTCGCCGAGTCGGACTGGAAGATGGCGGTCACGTCGGCGGGCGGCCCCTGGATGCCGGGCGGTCCCTGCGGACCGTCCGGGCCGCGCTCGCCCTGGATGCCGGGCGGGCCTTGCACGACGGCGGGGCTGAACCACGCGCCTTGAGGCCACAGCGGGCCCATGTAGGTCCACAGCGCCCCGTCCGGCAGGTAGACCAGGGACCAGCCGATCTCGACCTGCACGGCCTCGGCCGGGCGGCCGGGTCCGTCCCAGTCGGCCGGGATGAGCCCATCGGCGGGCAGCTCGTCGGGGTCGCGCAGCTCGCCGAACGAGCCGACGATGATCGTCGCCGCGCCGGTCTGTCCCTCGGGGCCGGGCGGTCCCTCCGGGCCGAGCGGTCCGAGCGGTCCCTGCGGGCCGGGCTCGCCGCGCTCCCCGGCCGGTCCTTGCGGTCCCTCCGCGCCGCCAGGGCCGGGCGATCCCTGCGCGCCGGGCGGTCCCTCGGGGCCGGGTCCTCCGGGGGGTCCTTCCGGGCCGGGCGGCCCGCCGGGCTCGCCGGGCGGCCCTGCGACGCCCTGCGGTCCCTGCGGGCCGGGCGGTCCCGGCGGTCCCGGGGCGCCGCCGCCGAAGTCGGGCACGCGGGGCACGAGCGTCATGTCCTCGATGCTGGCCGCGCCCGCCGGGATCTCGATCGTGGCCAGCAGCACGCCGCGCCGGTCGGGGTCGGGCTGCTGCACCGCGAGCTGGAAGAGCGCGGTCTCGGGATCGAGGACCTCGGCCCATAGCTCGTCGGTGCGGTCGTCGTCGTCGTCGCCGGGCAGCACGCCGACGACCATCGCCACGGGCGAGGTCAGCACCGCGACCGTCCCGTCCGCGCAGGAGGCCAGCGCGAGCCAGGCGGGGTCGATCATGATCTCCAGCGGCCCGTTCGGGCTCAGCACGACGGCGCGCACGACGCCGCTCTGCGCGCCGGCCAGAGCCGTGATCACCTGCCGGTCATCCCACGCGGCGTAACGGCCCGCCTGTCCCCAGCGGAGCAGCCCGGTCGGGACGGGCGTCGTCATGATCCGACGTCCTCGACGGTCAGCACGAGGTGTGGCGTATTGCCGCCCCCGGTGCGCGAGCCGAGCCGGTAGATCCCGCTGCCCTCGTGCCACACCCGGCCGTCGAACACCCGGCTCACCCGCTGATCGGTCTTGGCGTGCCGGAACACCCATTCGACCATCGCCATCGTGGGCCGGTTGATCGCGCCGTAACCGACGCACGTCTCGGCGGCGATCACCGCCGTCTCGGGTCCCTGCCCGGCGGTGCGGTAGCCGCAGCCGATCCGGCCGATCAGGCTCGGCCCCTGGATCACGTCGAGATTCCGCGCGACGAACCGCACCCGGTACCACTGGCCGGGTTCCATCTCGCAGGGGATGCTCGCGCAGGTGGTCGACACGGCCTGGCCCCAGGTGCCGTAATTCCAGCCCATGCCGGGCTGGACGACCGCGACAAACGTCGAGTAGCTCAGCAGCCGCCGATCGAGTGAGGCGTCCATCGGGATGATCGTCATCTGGCTGGCCAGGTTCGCGTTCGCCGGGACGACGAGCCCGGCCAGCGGGATACCCGGCCGCCCGGCGGCCTGCGCGGCGGTGAGCACGACCAGCTCCCAGAAACCCTCGTCCGGGTGGGTGTCGCACCAGATCACGTCCTCGCGGCTGCCCGTGCCGGGTCCGGGGTTGGCCTGCACGACGTTGTCGGCGCGATCGCCGACGACCGCGAGGGTCCGGTCGCCGCACGACGCGACGCCGAGCCAGCCGCCGCGCACCGTGAGGTTGAGCCCGCCAGCGGCGAGGACCTCGGGCGGTCGCACGAGACCGACCTTGCCGCGCGCCAGCGCTGTGATCACAGCCCGGTCATCGACGGCATCGTAGCTCTGAGCCTGCGCCCAGGCGAGCCGCCCGGTCGGCGTCGTCATCGCTTGCCCCTTCCGGTCATCCTGGCATCGCCCCGCCGTACCAGGTCACTCTCGTTATCCGCATGGCGAGCTGCTGCCCGATGCTGCCAGAGCCGAACCGCGCCACGATGTTGAAATTGGTTTCGGCGGCCTGGTTGAACGGCACGGTTCCGCCCGTGTCGCCTTCCAGCGTCCAGTTATTGCTCGCGTTGCCCAGCGGCGCGGTGTGGGTGTGGCCGATCGTGTGGTTGTGCGGGGTGTTGGGGTTCTGGTTGCCGCTGGTCATGTTGTTCGGATCGCCGGTCACGACGACGGGATCACCGCCCGCCATGTTGCCGACGCGGTAGTCGGGTCCGATCCGCGCCGAGACGTGCGCGCGGAGCTGCCCGGCCCCGGTGACGACGGCGGTCGCGGTGACGCTCGCCACCATCGCGAGCGGCGTCGTGCGCGGCAGCGAGCGGCCCTCGACGCGCGCGGTCGCGACCTGGCCCGCGCCCGTCGCGCCCGGCCACGACAGACCTACCTCGAGGTCGTTACCGGACCAGTCAAGGAACCCCATCGCCTCTACGATCACCATCGCGTTGACCGCCGGGCTCGGCCGCATCGGGGCGAAGTCCGAGACCCGCGCCCATGCCGTCGAGTTGCCGAGGTTCCACGTCCCCGAGATCGCGCGGCCGCGCACCGGGTTCGCCTCGGCGATCGGCGTGCCGACCTCGACCAGCTCGCCGCCGTGGAAGACCTGAGCCAGCGTCGAGTCGAGCCGGTCGAGCCGGTCGTGCACCGTCTCGCGGACGACGGGCTCGGGCGTCGCGCCGATGATGTGCCAGGTGGCCACGCCTGCGGCGGCGTTGACCTCGATCTCGGACAGCCGCCCGGCGACTTCCATGCCCTCGGGGATCAGCGGCGTGACCGCGCGGATGGTCACGGTGTCGCCCGGCCCGTAGCTGTTGAGGTCGGGGTGCTCCTCGGGCGGGCTCGCCGTCATGGCCAGCGACGGCGCGGCCTGCCGTTCGGCCATCGTGACCGCGCGCTCGGTGAGCGTCGACTGTAGGACCGTGCCGGGCCAGTCGTCCACGACGTCGAGCCGGGGCAGGTCGGGCTGCGGGCGGGTCTGGATGGCCACCGGCCGCGGGGCGCCCTCGGGCGCGTCGTGCGCGAGATCGCCGACCGCGAAGGTCGTCGTCCGCATCTTGTCGGCGTCCCACTGCGCGCGATACCCGACCGCCGCGCCCGGCACGTTGATCCCGAGCCCCGGCCCGTCGTCGCCGACTCGCGGGTAGCCGATCCTCAGCACGCATTCCGGCCGGCCGGTGACCGGGTTCATGCGGTAGATGGTGCGGAACTCCGGGCCGTTGAGCACGCCCGCGAGATTGATCAGGAGCTGGCCACGGCTGCCGCCCTCCAGGAACTCATACGTGCGGTCTCGCGGGTAGCCCGG